GCGTCGCATGGGTTTAGTAGTAAACCTTTCCATTAAGGAAGAATATTGCGTACCAGGCACAGATCGCTTGGACATCAATCACCCTGATGTTTCGGATGAAGTGTTTAACACTGACGTTTACGCAGTAAAACTGCAGCTGCCACGCAATTGCGTATCAACCCCTATGGGTAAGAGTGTAGCATATGTCGACGTTGAGTTCGACCGCCATGATGGCAACAACGAATGGAGAGATGCCGTCCTGAAGATTCAGGATCTCCTTATCGAACAATGGCAAAACAGTGTCAACAGGCACGAAAAATCTAAGTCTACAGAGAACTTGTGTGACGAGTGTAAACTCCCGCATGATGTTTGTATCTGTTGCAAATTGAAAGCAGAAGCTCTTGGCGTAAGCCGGGAGAAATTCGTTTCTCTATTTTATAACCGTCCTATGGCCTCGGCTAAGCAATGTTTATTTGCTTTGGACAACTATTCGGTGGATTTCAGCTCTAAGCTTACCACTATGTACTCCCTTCTGGTCTTATATAAAAACCTGGCCAATTACTCTAGGGAGCGCGTGGCTCATTACCGCGCATCATGGCCCATTTATTTGGTCCTATTCATCATCTTTGCTTCGTTCCCTTTCGGAGCTGTCTTCTTCCTCGCTGCAATTGTAGCTATGGAAAGGGCAGTGTATGTTAAGGAAAGAGAAGCACACTTCGAACGATCCATCAAGATGGGTACGTTTATCCAAGACTCATATAGAGCGCGTTACATGGCTGTCGCAGCCATTGCGTTCTCAGGTCTCCTGATGATTAAAGTGGTGTTTACCTCCATCTTTGCAGCGTCCCATCTGATGGGAAAAGCGGAAGACGGTGAGGTTGTTGCACCCAGTACTACTCCTGAGGCAGAAATTCTGTCAGTGAAGGAAGATAGGGAGGTTGCAGGTGCCACCTTCCTCGCAGAGCGCGAAAAAACCAATTCGGACGCCATCGGCTATTTTATAACAAAGCCCAGGCCTGCACATGAAGCTCGAACTATGACAGCTGAGCAGGTGATAGCGGACATTGGTAAAGGCAACGCAGTCGCAACTATATCTGACGATAGGGGTGAGAGGTTTGTAAAGACCTTGCCCCTGGGTTCAGAGCGATTGATCCCCTTGCACGCCCTTTCTAAGGAGCGAGTGCAAGACATAGTCATCCAATACAAAGGATTGGCTAGTGCAGAGTACAAGAACATTGACGTACCTCAAACGCACATCAGACCTCTAGTCAAGAGGGAGAGCATTCTTAGCTCGAAACAACTAGACGCGGCAGTAGTCCATCTGCCTAATACTCCGCCCGGGAAGGACTTTACAAAGTACCTGGCGACCCCTGGAACACTGCCTGAACAGGCTGCATGTGTATATATCCACAAGGATTACAAAACAGGGGAGTTTAAAAAGATTCAAGTGAGAGCACGTATGCTACCACAGAAGATCCGTTATGCAACAGACAATGGGGAGGAATACCAAACCGTGTATGAGTGCAAAGCTAGAGATCATATCTCAGGTGACGGTGACTGTGGTCAACCACTGATCTATAATAACACCATTATCGGCATTCACATTGCCGGAAACTCATCCAACACTTGGTACTGTTTGGCGCTTGATAAGTCTACATTAGAGACTGCGCACTCAGTTCTCAAGCAAGAGGCTTCGATTTTTGTCGCCTCCAGACCGCCAGAGCCGGTCTTTAAAAACAATAAAAAGAACCTGTATATCGCAGACGGTGAAACGTCATACGTTACAGATGTCCTCAAAACTGCTGTAACTCCCATTGTTTCTATGGGAGTGGTACTTGATGCCGCTCAGCAATTGTATAAGCCCCGCGCAGAAGATTTCTATTTCCGCAACGGCAACACTCAAATTGAGGAAGAGTTCGGCCCAATGACCTCGAGACCCCCGCGTTTCGTAAATGGTGCCGTTCAAATTAACACAACTTTAGAAAAATACAATACGCCCAAAATGGCCGTTCCGATCGAATTGATGGATCGAGCCATGAATGACTACCTACGAGGAGCCACTAGCTCTGGTAAGTCCCTGGCTGATGTAGCACGTGCTTTCGAAGCAGCTACGCCAGGATTTTTCTCTGTCAAAGACTTACAAGTCGCATTAGACGGAGACCAGACAGGTATAATCAAAGGTATGAATAATAAGACCTCCAGTGGCATTTGCTACGGAGGAAAGAAAACCATGTGGATGGAGATGAATGGCGATGAGCCAGTAGTCCCCCGCGTCCTAGATCCGGAGATTGTCAATGACATCAACGAGATCGAAAGACAATGGCGATCGGGGCAGGGGACATTCGACCCCTTTGTAAGAGCCTCAAAGGTGAACGAGGTATTGCCGCTCAAAAAGGCGGCTGAAAAGACCAGGTCCGTTTACGGTAATGATATGGCATTCTTCCTGGCAGCCACCCGAGGGATTATCCCCCTCAAGCACGTACTACGTGATATGCACACATCAGAGTGCTTCGTAGGTCTTACTGCTCAGTCCAAACAATGGTCAGAGCTATACCAATATATCACCAAAGATGAACAATACACAAAATTTGTCTGCGGTGACTTCTCCGGATATGATACTCAGCTACCTAAAGCTTTGCTAGAAAAATCCGCCGCCCTTATTATCCAGATTTATCGGGAGAACGGAGCGTCGGAGTCCG